CTTCATTGTGTTATGGTTATGGTTGCAAAAATTGTCCAGCTATTTTGCGAGGTGTTTTGCAGGGAGAAGCCGCAGAGCGCGGCATTGAACCCGAAGCTCGCGGAGACAAATTGGAAAATGTGTGGTACAAAGACGATTATGAGTGCACACCTTTTGATATTGCGGTGCCTGTTGGTAGGACTGCATGGACGCTAGAAGATCTTGGTCGGATAGTTGCGAATAATTGTTTCTCCTACACGGCGCGTGCACGCACAGATTTAACTGTAAAAGAAAAATTTGGACGTGGTGTGTGTGTCGGTGGGCATTGGTATTTGGTGAATTGTCATTGCATCCCATTTGCAAGTTTCGAATTAGAACTTGTGTTTCAACAAAGGAAGGATGGAATTTCGCAAAATTTTACAACACTAGTAACACCAGATCAGATTTTCCGCTGGCCACACGATGACTTAGCTTTGGTCTATATACCGTCTATTCCCCCGAAGAAAGATATCCGTAATTATTTTGCCAAGTCCTCCTATGAGGGTAAATTTAATGGTAGATACATCTTTAGAAATCAACAAGGCCAAATGAATGAGATGAATGTGAAGAGACCGATAAAGAACAAGATGTTCAGATTCGATGATGCTAGCAAAAATGTGTCGCTGAAAACCCAAATTTGGGAAGGCTTAGTCGCAATTCCAACAGAAGTTGGATTTTGCGGTTCACTACTTGTTGCCGAAAGTGCCTTTGGCCCTTTGATCCTCGGAATACATGCCCTTGGTGGAGGAAGCAGTTCTGTTTTCGCTATATCTGTCTCAGAAGATTTTTTGATGGCTCATACCCAAGATGTGTTTAGTGATAATACACCGAATCTGCAAGTTGGCAATTATACGCAAGAGTTGGGTCCTCTCCAAAAGAAAGCGGCTGTGAGATTTATAAATGAAGGTACAATGCAAGTTTTTGGGTCCTTCCTCGGCTTTCGGGGTAAACCTAAATCGTGTGTGGAACCCACATATATGAGTCATCTAGCTGTTAGAGATGGTTTTCAGATTCGAACAGGACCACCCCATATGCATTCATGGGTACCATGGCGAAATGCATTGATGGATTTGACGCGCCCCGTGACACACATAGATGTCACACTTTTGAATCATTGTGTTGATACCTTTACAGCAGACATATTGCGTGGATTGACATCAGAATCTTTGCGTGAGTTGGTGGTTTATGACATGTACACGGCAATCAATGGAAAAGCCGGATTAGCCTATGTGGATAAGATCCCAAGAAATACGAGTGCAGGATTCCCTTTCCGGAAATCGAAGAAATTTTTTCTGGAAGCACTCCCCGCGGATGACGAATTCCAACACCCCGTCAAGGTGACGCCAGAAATTGAAAAGGAAATGGACCACATTATTGTCCAGTATGAGAATAGTAGAATATATTGTCCTATCTTTACTGGATCATTGAAGGATGAACCAACGACTTTCAAAAAGATTTACAATGGTAAAACCAGAGTATTTTGTGGCGCACCCTTGCCGTGGAGTTTAGTAGTTCGAATGTACTACCTATCCTCAATTCGGATGATACAGAAAAATCGATTTCTGTTTGAATCTGGACCAGGTACAATCGCACAATCAAAAGAATGGGACGAGTTATATCAACACATTACTCAGTTTGGAGAACATCGAATTGTTGCGGGCGATTACGCAAAGTTCGACAAGCGTATGCCAGCAAGCGTGATATTGAGCGCTTTCCAAGTCCTCATGAATCTGTTCAAGGTAGCTGGATGGAGCGATGCAGCACTAAAGGTCGCACGTGGTATAGCAGAAGACACTGCTTTTCCCACACTTGATCTCAATGGAGAATTGGTACGCTGCTATGGTTCGAATCCATCTGGTCACCCGTTAACGGTGATTATCAATGGTTTGGCTGGTTGTTTGTACGTGAGGTACGTTTACACACTGAATCACCCTCTACGAACTTGTGAAGATTTCAAAGAAAACGTTGCTCTGATGACATACGGTGACGATATGATCATGGGCGTTAACGAGAAATGTCATTGGTTGAATCACACCATCATGCGAGACACCTTGGCTAGTATTGATATCGAATTCACCATGGCCGATAAAGAAACAGAAAGTGTACCTTTTATACACATTTCAGAGGCAACATTCTTACGGCGCAGTTGGAGAATGGAGCCCGAGTTGGGTGTGAGGGTATGCCCCTTGGAGTTTTCCTCTATCGAAAAGATGGTGACGATGGGTGTACGATCGAAAACAGTGAGTAAACAAATGCAAGCTGTGGCGGTGCTGGATTCAGCAACGCGAGAAATGTTCTGGTATGGAAAAGAAGCATTCGAAGAAAAGAGAAATATATTTGAAAAATGGATCGATGAATTGCAATTGACTGACTATATGAACAGACCGCTTCCAACATGGGAGCAATTGATTCGAGAGTTCAAAAGAAACTCCGAATTGCGTGAACGCGCACGGGGAACGATCTCCCCCGCACCAAGTAGTGACGAGCATGAAGCTCAACCTAGTACTGAGGTTGACATCCCTTTACTTTGTACAATTGTTTCCAATTATCAAGAACACGCAAGCAAAGAGGCTTGCCAAAGTCGCGTTGGGGAACTAGATTCTCAACCGTGCGCGCCCAGCGTGTGGGTGCAACAAGACACTTCAAATATCTGCCTTCAATCCGATGAGGCTGAGGCAGTGATGGATGTGTCAGAACCATCATCTGTGATATCCACGACGGTGGTTGAATTTCTGGATGAGACTCCTGGAACATCGTGGGCGGTTCCCCGCCACGTTTGTACCAATCTAACAGATCAACAGCCTATGACAGAGCTAGCTCATTATCTATCACGTCCGGTGCTTATTGATACGTTCGTATGGTCTCAATCTCTCAGTGGTGTTCAAACGAATTTTTCTCCATGGTATCTGTTTTTCAATAGTACGCCTATCAAAAATAAGATTAGCAACTATGGATATATCAACTGTACCCTAAAAGTTAAGTTTGTGATAAATGCATCACCTTTCTATTCTGGAGCGATGGCATTCACTTATTGTCCTATGGTTGGATTTGTAGGTGAAAATATCATTCAGGATGCCATTGCGGGTGAGATGATTGAATTTTCCCAACGGCCAAAAGTTTGGGTGTATCCGCAGACATGTGAGGGGGGGGAGCTTGAACTCCCTTTCTTCTATCATCAGAATTGGCTTGATTTACGAAGTGCATCTGATTGCACAAATATGGGAGGTATTCGTCCCGTCGTTTATGGGCAATTAGTATCTGCAAATGGAGTAACCACAACATCGGTGGTTATTCAAATCTACGCATGGGCTGAAAATGTGAAATTACATGCCCCAACAACAGGAACAATTCTCCAAAGTAGTGAGTTTGATTACAAACCGTCTCAGATTGCGTCTGGTGTAGCGAAAGCTGCCGGATCTTTATCTCGGATACCTCTGATCGGACCGTATATGAAAGCTACTTCGTCTGTCGCTTCAGGATTTGCATCTGTAGCAGCAGCGTTGGGCTTTACGAATGTTCCCAATATGGACCCTGTCGATGCGGTCAAATTGCAACCGTTCCCGCACAATGCATCATGTGAAGTGTCTGTGCCTGTTGATCGGTCAGCTGTGGATCCTAAAAATGAGGTCTGCTTAGATCCGCGAAC